ATCTAATCCTATGCCAAGTGGATCGTCATTGCCCTCAACAGGGTACATCGAATTAAGCTGCGCTCTTCTTTGGTTAATAAACGCTTCAAGAACAGCTTTTTTCTCTGCTGGACTTGCGCCCGGCGCTCCGAGTGTGGCCTTTAGCCTAAGACCTTCCTCTTCCGTAAATGCAGAGCCAAAAGTAATTCTCAATAACGGCAAGATTTGATTATCGACAACAGCATCATAATCAGCCTTTGCAATAGCTCCTTCACCAACATCAAGACCTAATTGCCTTCTAAAAGTGTTTGCCAATTGTCCAGCAGCCGTATAACTTGCAGTATCTGAAAGAACAGTTAATCTTCTAACCGTATCTTCGAGCATTGGAAGATTTCTAGTCATTTCAGCTAATTCATTATCGAATCTTACGCTTTCTTTACCACTTCCACCGCCAACGGCTCTTGCTTTGTAAAGTGCTTCTGCTTGCTCGTTAGCAATCTGAACTGCTTTTTTTACAAAGGCTTCAGCTTCATCACCCACTATAGTTCTATTACCAACCGTTGTTACTTCGACTTTACCATCCCTATATACGGTAACCACACCGCTTCCATCAGGAAGTTCACTAGACCTTTGAACATTAGTACTATTATTACCAGCAGTTATTCTAGCACGACCTAAAGCAGCACTTTCTTGCAAATAACCAGAAAATGCTTGCGAAGCATCTAAAGCACCACTTTTTAATGCGTCTAAATATTTTGAAGCTACACTATCGCCAGCGCTGGCCTTTTTTTCAAGTGCTTCAATTGACCTATTTTTATTTTGCTCACCAACACGCGCTAGACCTTGCCCTCTAATTACATCACCTTGACGCTGGTTAGGAGCAACCAAGCTATCAAGAGCCGCACCAAATTTCTGTATTGGAGTTAAACCAGTTTGCGGGTTTTGTACGTTCATACGTTTAAAAAAACCCATTAACCCACCTTGTTGTGGATCGGTATTTTGCGGTTCAGGATTCATCATTATTTTAATCTCCTATGCTCTTTTATGAGAACATTTGCGCCCCTGTTTGGAAGTAATTAAACAAACCGGGATTAAATTGCGTAGATTGGCCTGTTAAGCCCGGCGCTCCAGAACCAGTTAAAGTCCCAACCATAGTGTTTAAACCTTGCGCTGGCGCTCCTGCGTATTGTGCAGCCCCTGCTTGACCTTGATTAATAAGGTTTTGCATAATCGCTTCTTGTCCCGCGCCAGTTGCTGCATTTGCCGCTTGTATATTTCGACCAACGCCAAACAATTGATTACCAACTCCAGCCAAACCACTAGCACCACCAGCCCGAACATTTGCGGCTGAAAATTGATTATTATTTGATGCCATATTTGCCTGTTGCTGCCTTCCAGCTTGTGCCTGGATTCCTTGGTTTAATGCGCCTTGATTTGCTAAACCAGTAGCTTGAGTTAATTGCGCTTGCTGTTGTGCAACTGCGTTTTGAGCCGCTACACCCGAAAGCTTAGCTTGTTGTGTCAATCCAGCCTGTTGTGATCCAACGGCATTTCGTGCTTGTGCAGCCGCCAATCCAGCTTGTTGCGTTAATTGAGCTTGCTGTATAGCAGCGGCGTTTCGTGTTTGTGCAGCCGCCAATCCAGACTGTTGAGTTAAATTGGCTTGCTGTTGCGCTTGTGCATTTTTCGCTGCCATACTTGCTAAATTAGCCTGTTGCGAAATTTGCGCTTGTTGCTGTTGATTTTGATTAAATGAGCTTGCATTTACCAATTTTGCTTGCTGCGTAAGCTGCGACTGAATTTGTGCAAATTTGTTTGCTTCTTGCATATTTCCTGATCTTGCAGCTTGCTCACGTTGCGCCCCAGCCTCTCTTGCTTGCTGGCCCAATGTTTCGGCTTGCATCCTTTGGGTGGAATCCAAAGTTCTAGCTTGCTGTGTCTGCCCTACATCAAACTGTCTAGCTTGCATGGCTTGACCAAAGCCTTGTTGATAAAGTGGGCTTAAAGCCGCGCCAGTAGCTCTAAGGCTTTCTTCCGCTAATCTATCTCTTTCAACTTCCCTACGTGATCCAAAAGCGTTAGCCTTTGTTGCTTGTCCCTCTAATTGCTCTTGCGCAATGAGGCGCTGTCTTTCTATTCCTTGAGCAACAGGGTCAATAACTTGCTGTTGATAAGGGTTCATGTAGTCTGAAATATCTCTTGTTCTTAACTGGTCTACTGCAATTTGACCGGGGCCAGACGCAGATTGCACACCACCGACAGAAGACATTTGACCTACAGGGCCAAGTTGTGTGTTTTGCACTCTTTCAATATTGCCAATAGTAGAGCCACCGTAGGTAGACGCAGGGTCGACTGTAGCGCCACCGTAGGTAGACACAGGCGCGACTGTAGCGCCGCCATATGTTGAGGCGGGAGCAACTTGTGCGCCGTCATAAGTATTTGCTGGTGCAACGGTAGTTCCACCGTAAGTTGCTATAGGAGATGCTTGTGCAGCCACTGCATTGTTAGCTTGAAAACTACTTGCATCTCCGTAAGACTGTTGTGCTCGCGTAAAGGCATCAGCAGACTGTTGCATGGGGTTTGGCCGCATTGCTGGCTGAACTCCCATACCGTTTTGCCCCGGCATTGGCGGCGTTACCGCTTTTTGAAACGCGTTTTGTAAAGCTCGACCAACAGGAAGCGCTGCTTGCGATATTTGGTTTGGATTTGCACCTTGGCCCATATTGTTTTCTCCTATTTCCCGCCGCCGCTACCTTGCATTTCTAATGCAACAGGTTGACTTTGTGGTGCTCTGCTTCCAACTTCACCAGTTTGCGGGTTTATACCAAAGCTTTCAGTGTATTGAGCATAACCGGGGTTTTCTTCACGAATTTCATTTACAATTTGATTTTCAAGGGGCGCTGAAGAATAGCCTTGTATGCCACCAGCATAAGTTTGCGTTTCTGGTAAATAATTTCCACCGCTGGGCATATTCCCACCCATATTGAATGCGCTGTTCATCATGTCTGTTTGCTGCGTAGCAAGTTGACTATAGGGACTTTGTGCGGCTTGTGTCGGACCATAAGTCGGAATGTATGTTGCAGCTTGTGCCGCTGCATCCCGTCCCATGCCTAAAGTTTGTTGAACACCTGTCTCTGCAAACTCTGGCAACATTGCTGTTTGTTCAGTTGTACCACCACCCATTTTTTAAACCTCCAAAGCGTATTGAGCGCTTAATAATTTCCAACCTAAAGGAGCTAAAGCTTTTTTCCAGCCTAGCCGTCCAGTTATAGTTCCACCAACACAATCATGAGACTTTGCCCATGCCGTAATATCATCATTCATATCTATTAATTGATCCAATCTGCCACCAGCCAAAAATAAATTTAATAGTTTCTTTCTAGGGTATATCACGATCTCTGTTACAATGCACCCCCTTGGCGCTGCCCACAATTGCATACGACCTTCAGCGATACCTAAAACAATATCCTCAAACTCATGTGTTCCATTGGAATATTTCAATGCGTCTTTTATCCAAGGCTTACATCGTTCCAAATCATCACTTAAAATAAAGTCTTTCATTAATTTACCATGAGCTTAAAGATGCCCTTTTCCATATGGAAGCTGAACCGTTGTAAGTTCCAACACATATATAAATGTAATTTGTATCCCACGCAATCATTCCAGCAACGTCACCTGCTGCGCCTACATTAGAAGCTGGTGTGGATTGCTGCGTTGCAACTTGCCGAAAAGCCTTAGATGAAGAAACAACAACATATTTTTTTGTTCTGTCCCACAATATAACACCATCTTCAGCAGCAGATGAATATTGATCTTTAGAATCTAATTGATTTAGCGCCTTACCTAGAAACTTTCTAATGTTTTCAGCCCAAGATTGTATATCTAAAGTATATGGCGGTACAACTCTCACCGCTTGCCGCCTTGCCTTGCATCCATTCTCATTATGCCAACACGCCAATCGCTTGATGTATTGCCTTCAACACGCATCCGAACCTGTCTCCCTTGAAACCGCACAGATGTCGGGTCCGACATTGTAAAAGGGCCATAAGTTGTTTCTGTAGAATTTGGGTAGTAACGTGTTTTAAATTTAGCCTTTACATCACCTTGTGTTAATTCGTCAGGAATAATTTCAACTACATTCATGATGTTATCACCGTTGCCAATGGCAATAGGGCCAGTTTCAGCAAATGGAATATCGGAATCATAATTGAAACCAATCTCATGCTCATACAAAACACCACTACTTTTAACAAATAACGGCTGTCTAAACACTCCACTATCAACTCCCGCAGTTCTATTTATTTTGCCAGTTGACCAAATATTCTCACTATAATCGTATAATACGTAACTATTACATTCAGTTGAACTTTTAGACGGGTAAAACCACCAAATTTCATTCCAAGATGAATTAGAAACTGCACTAATTTTGCTTTTTTGATCGCTGTTCATATCTGAAAAAACATAATCACCAACCTCACAAGGCAAATCCTGCACTCGACCGCCTGAGTATAAAAAGAAACTTCTATAACCCATCCAAAAAACACCGTTATCAACAGATATTGCAGCTTTTGCAGAAATCAAACCGCATGAGGTTCCGACACGCTCAAGATTATAAATAAATGGAGGGCCAGCATAAGTTAAAGAATGGCAATCTTCTGAAGTTAATATAACGGATTGCCCTTTAGCTTTTAAACCAGCTAGAATTGCTCCATTGGTTTGAACAATTAAATCACCAGCTTGATTAGTCGCTGCTGCTGTCCAAGTTGTGTTGTCTTCTTGATCGGACCATTGTATTTTTCTAGGGTCACCACCCGCGCCAAAACAAACAACAAATCGTTCTTCTGTAACCATAAATCCAGTATTATTTACGGGAGCATTTGAAATTACAACTGCGTCAGTAGCCGCGTTTAACTGCCATTGATAAAGTTTACCGTCTGCTGGAGACATAGCCAACAGATATTCTCCCCAATTATCTAATGACCAAATTGTAGCTGGTAATAAATTTTGAGCATCTTGCCTTGGTTCACTATATTCTTCTAAACCATAAACACTACCGCCAAAACCTGTGTTTATACCCGCACTAACTCGACCAACAGTTAAACCATTGGGAGTAATATCTGTTGTAGTTCCTCCCGCATTAACCGCATAAAGTTTATTATGAGTTCCTGCGCTTAAATATCTATTTCCAGCATTATCTTCCCAAGAAATTATTGACCGTGCAACTCCATTAAAATTTACAGATTGACGTTGCCGCCACCCACCGACAGGGCGCAAAGCATCCTCATGCCAGCGAACTAAGTTTACATCACGCCAGCGCCCTTGAGACATATATTCTGTGCCGTTGCGATACTGACCTTTGGGTATTTGAAGGGGTATTAATGGCATTAATTATGCCTTCCAGTTTAAGGTGCAACAGGCCAATCATCATCTGACAAATTAGGCCAGTCCGAATGCGTAGAAATATCACGCAAGGATTGCCGATATACAGTCATCGCATCGCTCATTGTTACGTCTGATAGTGCATAAAAATCTGTTGCGGCAATTAAAGCATCTCTTTGAGTGCGATTTGATTCAGACGCCGCTGCATCCAGACC